TACATATTGGGTAGAGCAGATACACGCCTTATATCGCCATGAATCTTTGGTATAATAAATACGTTGACATTCCCTATAAATTATTTGGTACCGATCCTACAATTGGTATGGATTGTTTTAACTTATTGTGCCTTGTTTGGGAAGAAGAGTGTGGTGTTACCATTCCTTACCGCTCTAGTGATTTTTTAAGAATCGTTGATGATAGATGGTTTGAGAAAACCCATGATCAACTATTTTTAAAAGGTACAAGCAACGATGATTGGATTGAAAAACAAGACTTAGACACATATGATATGATTTGTATGTGTTTAGGTTCTACTAACGTAGTAAATCATTGTGCTATGTATCTAGGTGACAATAAAATACTTCAGATGATTGAAAATAGACCGAGTGGTGTATATACTTTTAATAGATATTTTCAGCAATACACAGTAAAGAAAGTAAGATGGAAAAATTTACCAAACTAAAAGAAGATATGAATAATCATGCTTTAAGAGACTATCCTCTTGAGGCTGTTGGTATCATCACAAAAGACTTTAACTATATTCCGTGTAAGAATATTAGCGATGTGCCCAAAGATACTTTTTATCTTGATCCAGCTGACTTAGTTAAAAATGATGGTAATATATGGGGAGTGTTCCATTCTCATCCAGGCTCTGATAATCCTATTCCTAGTGAAGAAGACAAAATTGGAGCAGCATTTCAAGAGTACAAATTTTTAGTTGGATTCAACAATAAATTTTACATATACTGGTATGATAATAATATTGACGCATTAATTTTTGATGATTTTGAGGAGAAACATTGCTCGTAACGATAAAAATTCATTCTGCTTTTTCAAAGTTTTTTCCAAAATCTGAGTTAAAAGCTGACCTCAATAAGTATGCAGATATTCCTTTTTATTTAGGATCGATGCACCCGCGTTTTTCTCAGTATGCAAATGCTATTGAGCATGGTGATTGTCAAGAAGGTTATGCAATATTAGATAAGAATTTGAAATTAATAAAAGATCAAGAACTTTTCATTAAGACTGTAAAACAAGATGATGTTTTTTACTTAACACCGGCTATCGTAGGCGGTGGAGGTAAAAGAGGTAATATGTTATTGCTCTTAGCCGCTGCTGTAGCTCTTCCTGGGGTAGTTAGTGCTGCAACAGGTGGTACATTTGCAGGGGGTTATAGTTCTGCAGCGGCTGTGCAGGGTTCTACACTTACTGCGTCTGGTGCAAGCTCTTCAGCTGTTGCTTTATCACAGACGTTTGCAATTAACGCAGGACTAGCTATTGTAACTTCAATGTTTACATCACGCGGTAAGATCAAAGAAACTGACCAAAATATAAGACAAAATGATATGTTTGGAGCACTTCAAAATACTATTGATAGTGGAACTCCTATCCCTTTAATATACGGCATGCACCGAGTTCCTGGGCAATTTATTAGTGGTTATCTAGATACCATTGATCATGGTAAATCTGATGTGATAACTGTTCAATCAAGGTTTGAATCATGAGACGAGAATATACTGAATTTGATAATCGCAAAGTTCCTGTTATTAAAGGCGCTTTCGGCGGCGGTGGGGGCGGCGGTAATCAAGGCTTCAATGAAGATCCTAACTCCTTGTTCTCAACTGATATTCTTTTCCTTCTTACTGCGCTAGGCGAAGGCCCCGTATATAGAATTAATCCTAACGGCCCACAAGATATAGAAATCTCTGAAAATTCAATCAATGATTTAATCAAAATTGATGGTGATGGCACAGAGAATACAGATCTTTTCAAAACACTAAGTAGAACGGGTACAATTACTCAATCTGTTTTAAGACAGTTTGGACAACAAACAGTTACTCCTCAACAATTCGCTTCACCTGTTACATTAAAAAAAGGTAACGTAGCAGGAGTCCCTGAATCTAAGGTTTTACTACAGGAAACAAGTGCTAGAGCCTGGGATGAGATTAATGTTACTTTAGTTGTACAATCTTTATTCAAGCAAGAAGATAATGGTGATATTAAAGCACACTCTGTAAAAGTGAGAGTTACTTTCTTTGATAGTACTGGGACTACAGAGATTGGTGTTGTTAACGAAGAGATTAATGGTAAAACTAACACACCATATAAAAGACTTATAAAGTTTGTAATACCCGAAGCCTCTAAATCAGATAATGGTTATAGGTTTACTGTAGAAAAGACTTCAGACGAGTCTGATAGTTCTAAAATTAGTGCAACTGTACAAGTTACAGGCTGGTTTGAGATAGAAAACACTCCTCAAACATTTCCTAGAACAGCTTTAGTGGGTTATGCTATTAAGTCTATAAATGAGCACTCTGGTGGAATACCTAATATGAGCTCACTTGTTAAAGGCTTAATTGTAAAAGTTCCCTCTAATTACAATCAACCAATTTTAACTGATGGACAGATAGACTGGAGAGAGTTAGAGCTTCCAGAAACAGGAACCTACGGATACACTACTAACGGTTATAGTTTACAAAATACGGGAACAAGTACTAAACTTACTTCTGCAAATCCTCAAATATATGTAGGTACTTGGGATGGTACTTTTGTTTATTCTTGGACTCAAAACCCTGTATGGGTTATTTATGATATTTTAACTAATAATACTTATGGTCTGGGTATACCAGAAGATAATATTGATAAGTATAAATTTTATCAAGTAGCTCAGTACTGTGATGCGTGTGATGCAATTACTGGTAACTTTATTGGAGTATCTGGACAGGCTGATGGGTCATTTAGGTATAAGCCTAGAGATCAATTTACGACTGTTAGGCAAAAATTAGTAGGAGTTCCTGTTGGCACCCAAGTATTAGAAAGACGTTTTACTCTTGATACTATTATTTCAGATCAGCAACAAGCAATGGAGTCTCTTAATGCTATTGCTGCTTCGTTTAGAGGTACTTTAGTCCATAGCTTTGGTAAGATTTCACTTGCAGTTGATATGCCTGACCAACTTCCTTCTATGGTTTTTAATGAGACAAATATTAAATCTGGATCTTTTCAAATTAGCGGTGGACGAGAGAGTGACATTGTTACTGGTGTAGATGTAAGTTATATTGAACCTACAAATCACTATAAAAGAGAAGTAGTTAGGATTGATACCATTGATTCTAATGACGGTACCGATAGAAGCACTATTGAAAACATTCTTTCATTAGATTTAGCAGGAGTAACGAAGAGAAGTCAAGCATTAAGGTTTGCTCAGTATCAAATAGCTGCATCTCGTTATTTACGTAGAGTAGTAAACTTTACGACTTCAACTGACGCCCTTAACTTAGCTCCTGGTGATGTAATTTCTGTTTCTCAAAATATAACAGGAATAAACTATGGCTTTGGAGGTAAGGTTGTAGCAGATTCTGGAACAGAGTCAGGAAAAGCTTATGTATATCTAGAGCATTTTACTAGCCCAACTCTTTCTAATTCTACTTTTACTGGAAACACTTATCCTCTAGCTTTAAGAATAATTAAGGCAGATTCTGATAGGGTAGACCTATATATTTTAAGTAACTCAACCTTTGCTTTAACTTCTACAGATAATGTGTCTACAGGTTTCGATGAAGCCAATGTTAGTGTGATAGCTAAGTATAATCCTATTACTAAGTCTTTAGACTCTTATTCAACTTTTACTTCCAATAACGTTCCTCAGAGAGGTGACTTATGGAGCTTTGGTGAATGGGAAAATCCTGGTAATTTTTATACTAATAAAGCAGGCAAGCTATTTACCGTTGCAGAAATTGAGAGAGAAACAGAAGACGAAGAGATTAAAATTGTAGCAAAAGAATATGTTTCTAATGTATATGTTGATTCAGATACTTTTATTGATTACACTCCAACAGCTTATTTAGATATTGAAAGTGGCTTCTCACAACCTCCTGCTCCTTTAATTAATTTACGTAAAAGAGTAAGAAGAAAGTCAGACGGTTCTATAGTTAATGATATCTTGATTGAGAATCAGACAGATAGATTAGGTTATCAACAAACATACTCTACTGAGTATTTTGTATCGCGCCCTGTATCAACTACTCCCATAACAAACTCATCTTCTTCAGTATTATCGCTTGTAGTTGATAACTCAGCTGCATTATCTAATAATGCGCTAAATTCTACAATAACTGGTAAAAATGGTTTTGGTAGTTTTGCTGGTGAGATAAAATTATTATGTAATGGTTATGTGGGTGTAGATAATGGAGATGGGACTAGTAACGTCAGGTTTACTATTGAAGGACTTAATGTTGTTCATGACGTTAATTTTAATAAACACGTACTAGAGGTTAATGATTCGTCTTTCTTAGGTTTAAAAGGTGATGACCAGATTACTGTTCCATTGAAGGAAAAAACAGAGGTCAATAGCTTAAGAAATTTTGTGGCATATGCTCCTGATACAGTTGCTGTTGCAGCTAATATTACTACATATGATAAAACTTCAGATACTATTGATATTGAAAATACACTAACTAGTGAAGTAAATTTAATTGATCTGCTTCCTGCTGCTCCTTTTTATGTAACAATTAATCAACTACTTGATGCTAGGTTTTATGCAAATAACTCTTTCTACGTAAGTGGTACAGATAAACTACTTGAAGTTCAGAATACCATCAGCGCATCAGCAGGCTCAATTCAATATATTGATTTACCTGTCCGTGTTCGTGATATAAACTTTGTTAGACTCTATGTAGATGGAGTTGAAAAATCATCTGGTCAATTCAGTCTAAATAAAAATTCAACATATCGTGACAATATTGCATACACTGTACAAAGTGAAGAGTCTACTTACAGAGTTGAAATTGATCACTATACGGTTCCTGCTATAGAGGTCGGAGATAATGTTACTACAGGTGCTGGTAATGTGTTTGCAGTTATTAATACTAGTTTTGATCCTGCAAGCGCAGCATATAATACACAGTTAACAACTAACTCTATTTTTAGAATTGAGTTAGAGAGTGCTCCGACAAACAACCTTACTTCTGTAGTGTTAACTAATATATCACCAAATCCTGTAGGTATTTTAAATAATATTTCAGCAAATACTTGTACTTTTGATTATGATGAATCTGTTTACCCAGGTAACTTTAGGCTTGCTAATTCAGGTGTTTATGATCTTCAGGTAAGTGCAGATTATGAACGTGTATTTCTGACAGAGGATCAAATTATAACCGAGGTTCCTAACGGGGTAACATCAGTAAAAGCAAGAAATATCAATAATCAAAAACGAACAAGTCCTTTTGTCGAGAAGAACGTCACAATTAATAGTCTGCCGATAAGAAAAGTAAATGGCATAGTAGTGACCGAGTCTCTTTACAGAGAACAAAACTCTGGCGTTGCCGTTAGAGCAACTTTAGCTTTTGATCATATTACTAATCAGGAAGTTACTGATTATGAAATATCATATAAACTTGACTCAGTTGATGCAGTTGGGGAAAATGATGGTGGAACTGATTTATTATCTTTTAATACCTCAAAAGTTTCTGCTGCTGGTGTAGAAGATGATGGAAAAATTAGATTTACAGTCAGTGGTCTTAATAGAGGATCTACAAGCGGAACTAACACAATTTTCTTTAGAATAACTCCTCTCAATAAAAATATTAGAGGTGCAACCACAACAACAAGTAAAGCTATTGTGGGTAAAACAGCGCAACCACAAAATGTTTATAATTTTAGAGGGGCTCAGTCTACTGATCAGATTAGTCTTTTCTGGGAATATGAGAGAGTAAATGATGAACTTGTTGACTTAGATCTTAAAGAGGTAGTTATAAGACGTATAGAAGGTACACAAACAGCAACTTTATCTAATTTTATTGCAGCTGTTCCTTTTG